TAAGCCGATAGTGTTACAAAGATTGGAGAGGGCCGGTAAACGGTCCTGAAGGAGAAGTGTTATGCCTGGTAAGTTGAAGCCCAAGCCGAAACCGAATAAGCCCCCGAAGCCTACTAAACCTCGTTACATGAAATAGCGCTGAGAGCCCATTTGCGCTGGTTTTATTCCGGCAGTAAGGGTTCTACTAGGTAGGACCTCTAATGGTAGGGTAAACGTCTTATAGTGAGCAGGAAAGGGTAACTGGTTCGTTGGTTCGAACAACGGAGAAGTTGGGAAGAATGAAAAGCAGGATAAGTTTTGAGTGTCCGGTATGTGGGATCCAGATGTGGGATTACGCTGGCCAGGAAGAGCGACTTCAGCAGATGGAAGATGAGCATACAGATACTTGTGGAAATGAAGGGTCAATAGACGCTAGTGAGGTAGAAGATTAAGACTTACAGCGGGCTCCAGGATTCCGTAAGGCTCCTGGTAGGGGACTCGACACCCCTCTCAAAAGCCCGCTATAGGTATATATTTTGAAGAAGGAACTAAAAAAGTTATGCGGGGCTTGCTATCCTGATATTCCGATAACAGGAAATATTTGTATTCCCTGTAAAGTACATAGTGATTGTCGGTTAAAACCTAGATGTTTTATCATCCCTTTAGTTGGAACAACACCTAGCCCCGAAAACGCCAGTTTGTGCCTATACCGTAGATGATTAAGTGGTTAAAACGAAAACTACCACTCAAGATCTATATGAGAAGTGGATATCGTTGGTATGAACTAAAAGTTAGTCGTCGTCGATGGATAACTTGGCAGATACCTTTTACCAGATCTTATTCCATCGCTTGGAGTCAGGGTATTATTGACCAGGACCGTGACGAAGAAATAGCTACTAAGATCTCAGATTTTCGGGCTGGTCTGATAGCAGATATTGATCTTAGTAGAACAAGGAAAATGACGAAACAAGATGAATTCTTTGATTCAGGCTAATTACAAACCACTGAAATCACCATATTAGGACACAGAAAGATAATGTTATATGCCGATGGATTCGATGATGCACTTCTAGGTGGGGCTGAACGGTTCCACGATACATTTCTCGTATATGACCTAAACAAACTACTGAATATCCTGGTAGAACGTGATGGCATGACGATGGAAGAAGCCATAGAACATTATGAGTTCAACATAGTCGGAGGATGGGTAGGAGATAAGACCCCGGCTTTTGTCGTTCTATCAGATGCAGAGAACTTCCCATATTGGATAGAGGATAATGCAGATGAGCCTTCAGACTAACGATCTAGACCAAAAAGAAGATCAACTTTGTACCTGTGATCATCGTAATATCCTTCATGGAACTGATCTATGTAATTGGGGAGAAGGAACCAGCACTGGCTGTTCTTGCACTGGATTTCAGAGAGCGCATCTAGGGCGCCGACCAAATTGCTGGTGCAGTATTGAACTGATTTCCGATGAGAATACTAAGGCCCATGAAAACGAGGTTTCTCTACCCGATATGGTCCCCAAATACGTCCAGGATGCTCTTGACCAGGTACGTGCAGATCTAACTATTCTAAATTGGGATCTAGACAATGGATGGGCTGATAAATCAGATCTCTATGCTCGTATTGAGAACTGGCGATTTAATACCTGGCGTCATATGGAAGAGATCTTACAAGATGGGGCCAGATGATATACTGAGCCTGCGCGGGGTAGAGAAGCAGTAACTCATTGGGCTCATAACTCAAAGATCGTCGGTGCAATTCCGGCCCCCGCCACCTTATGTGGATGGATGATCTAAATGGCTAAGAAAACTAGATCTCTTACAAAAGCAGAGCAACGTAAACTCATGGAGCCGATATATCCTGATGCTGTTGCATTTTTAGAAGGGGCTCTAGGTAATAAGCAGAACGGATTTAAATCCACTATTGTTGATGGATCTGGTAAACGTATTACAGTTACAACTCGACAGAAACTAGAGATATCCAAACTCATCGTAGACCAGGTAGCTGGTAAGGCACCAACCACTATTTCGGTTGGTGGAGATCCAGATGCTCCACCCATAACCTCTGTCGAAGTACATCATTCCTACGAAAATAATAATGATACGACTATGAATACTGATGAAGATCTAATCCCAGTAGAAGATCCACTAACAACCCCAGAAGTTGACCCTAATGACCCTAATGCTGTTCGTGAAGCTGAATGGATAGCCAGTATCGAACAAGAGGCAATAGGTACTTAGATGGTCACAAAATCTCGATCACGAGAAATTTTCGATCGGTCCGACGGTAAACTACGTCTTTTCTTCCATGCTGGCCAAACTAAGGCTTGGAAATCTGTCGCCCGATTCCCCTGTATGTTTTCTGGTACACAGGGTGGTAAGACATCCTTTGGTCCATTTTGGCTGAAACGAGAGATAGACCGATGTGGTCCTGGTGATTATTTAGCTGTTACCGCTACCTTCAAATTACTTGAATTGAAGATGCAAAGCGAGTTTCTAAAGGTATTTATCGGTCTCTTTAATCTCGGCACTTGGTCCGATAGTCGTAAAGTATTCACATATTGGCCAGTAGTAAATCAACCGATAACCCGAGTTATTTTTGCATCTGCCGCTAATCCTGAATCTATAGAATCTGCTACTGCTAATGCGGCCTGGCTTGATGAAGTTGGACAGAAGCAGTTCCGAATCGGATCCTGGGAAGCAATCAATCGAAGGCTTCTTCTTGCCGCTGGCCGCACAGAATTAGATCCACTTCCTGATGGACTACCTCAGGGTCGAGCCTTAATTACTACCACTCCATACGGTCTCGGTTGGCAAAAACGTCTAATCCATGATCAATGGAAAGAAGATATAAACAATGGAGTTGTTTCTGACTTCGATGTGATTCAGTTTTCCTCGATAGTAAACCCAGCCTTTTCCCAGGTACAATTTGACCGTGCTCGTGCTACTATGCCATCCTGGCGCTTCAACCTCTTTTATAGGGGACTATTTGATAAACCACAGGGTTTTATATACAAGAACTTTGACGAGTCACGTGACGCGATCCCTCGTCCTTGGAATAAACCTCCAAAGGATTGGATTTGCTATGTTGGCCATGATTTCGGACCAAATAACACAGCCGCTATATGGTTCGCTCAAGATCCATCTACAGGATATTTATGGGCATATCGAGAATACTTAGCTGGTGGACTTAGTTCTGCTCAACATGCTCAAAAATTCATCGAACTTTCTGAAGGTGAGAACATCGTTCGACGTGTAGGAGGCGCTCTCACAAATGAAGATGGATATCGGGATGCCTACACATATGCCGGCTGGCCTATCTATCCACCAGATAAATCAATGCGTGGAGTAGCTGAAGGTATTGATAGAGTATTTGGATGGTTTAATAATCGTCGTATATTTATTATGCGAGATTTAGAAGAGACTATTGATGAACTTGGTTCATATTCGTATGAACTTGATGAACAATATAAACCAAATGAAGATGGTAAAATCCACGACAAAGCGCATTATCACATCATGGATGCAATGCGTTATATCATTGGTGATTTTAGGCCAGAACAACTTCAAAATGCTTTTGAAACGCCTGTAGGCCGTGTTCAAGATGCCCCAGTGGAGCAAGAACGGATTTATGTTCGATAACGAAGCCGAAATCATCAAAGTAGTCACCCAATCAAAGAATGATCAGTCCGACCTATTTGATCGCTTTGAAGAAGATTATGACTATGCTGTTGGCGAAGAATACGTAACACCGGCCGGATATGAGTCTTATACCAGTACGGCACCGCAGAACTTTATGGATAAGGTTACTGACGGTATGAACCAGGCTGAAATGACTCTTCAGATTAAACTTGGTGATGATTCCAAAGAGGAAGAACGTGAAGCCGCAAGTTTGGCAGAACTCTATCTCTTTGGCGCTCTCAACGACATTGACCGTAATCTTCGATCTAGAGGTGAAAAGCCACTTCGGCAAGGACTAGGTTTCTTCATCAATGTTCGTGGTTGGTATGATATTAAATGTTTGGTTTATGACCGGGAGGGACAAACTTATTTTGATGTTCAACCCCTGGATCCAATGCACGCTACCTACGAATATGGAAGTCGTGGCCTTCTCTGGCACGCTTATACTCGGTGGGCTTCTCAAGCAGCAATAAAATCGCAGTACAATATCGACGTTCGTAACGAAAAAGGTGCGGAGATCATAGACTTTTGGGATGGAGATCGTAACTCTATTCTAGTCGATGGACTCTTTGGAAAATCTCCTACGGCACATAAGCTAGAAGAACTTCCATTTCTTCATGGTTCTGTAGCTTCTATGCCTACAATGCAATCCCGTGATTATATGCCCACTTTAAAAGATCGTGGACTATCTGTTTTTAGTTCGGCTAAAAAGACCTTTGAGGCAAAAAATAGATTCATTTCTGAACTAATGGATGTTCATAAAAAATCCATTGTCGGTTCTATTCTCCATACTTCTAAAACTGGTCAGAAGAAACTCAAGGGAGACCCACATCGAGCTTACATGGAAATTCAGCTAGAAGAAGGTGAAATGATCAAGATGCTGGAACTTCCTCTTGTACCGGAAGTTACAGGTGCTTTGATGAATATCTTGAATAGCGAAGCGCAACAAAGTATGTTGCCATACCCACTAGCTTATGGTGGAGCCGAAGAAAACTTTAGTGGTCGAGCCCTCGGAATACTCTCAGATGCCACACGATCTGTATATAATCCTAGAACCTCTGCACTGGACGAGATCTATGTCTGGCTCTCAGAACAATTACTCTCACAGTTTCGACTAAAGGGAACTACTAGAGATTTTAGTGGCTATGATCCATCTGGCAAATATTTCAAAATAAAAGTGAAACCCACCGATCTAAAAGAAGATTGGTTTGTATCAGCATCCTTTTCTCCCAAACTCCCACGTGACTTAGAACAGGATGTTCAGACTGCTATGTTAGCAACCCAGACTCAACCTGATGGTACACGTTTACTATCAATGGGAACGGCACTAGAAGAGATTGTGAAAATCCGTGATCCTGATGCAGAGCGTGACAAGAAACTACGTGAACGTGGTGAGAATCTAGAGCCGATTATCATACAAGAAGTCGCTGGTGCTTTAGTTAAATCTGGTCAGGTAGATCTTTCCCGACAGGTTCTTAATCTAATGCCACCTCTACCTGGGACTCCTAGTCCTGGTTCACCAGGTGTTCCCACTGATCCTAATTCTGGTATTCCAGTAACTGATGGAGGTACACCAGGACCAGGACCACTACCTGAAGATATGGTTCAGGCAATCGCGCAAATATTCATTCAAGCTGACCAACAAGAACTTGGAGCGGCCGTGCTATCCTTACTTGGAGTACCAATTCCTGGCCCTGATGGCGCTTCGGCACCCAATATCCCTGGTCCAGTACCGGTTCCAGTAGCATAAAGGACTAAATTATGGCGGGTGAACTATTAGCAAGCCTTGGATTTTCTCCTACTGAGATCGCTAACCTTGGTGGGGATGCGGCGGTTGCCGAAATCGAAGCACAGATTTCAAGAAATATTGAAGAAAGCAAGAGTGAAGATAGTCCCCCTCCTGCTACCAACCAGCTCATATCTCCTGCTACCAACCAGCTCATATCTCCTGCTACCAACAAGTTCAGACCTACTGCTACCAACCAGCCCATATCTCCTGCTACCAACCAGTCCATATCTTTTGTACCGGAAGTTATTGAACCACTATCGAATCCCAATGACAGCCAAAACATAACAGTAAAAAACAAGTCTAAAATACCAACGTCATCACCAAAATTCAAAATTGGCGATTGGGCAGAAGGTGCTGGTGGGGTTAATCCTGGACAAATCAAGGACGTCCAATGGATGGAACAAGAAGGTTTATATAGATACCAAATCGTAACTCATTTTGGAGTAGAAAATTGGGCTGAATCACAATTAAGTTCTACCCCAGCTCAAAATATCTCACAAGCTCCAACCTGGGGACAAGGTGGGAATAGGTCTGAATCAATCACCAGTGACCAAATTAATTCAAATTCATTAGCCGGTGGAGTTCTGGGAGCCCCTCTTTATGTGTCGGATACTGGTGATAACGGAGAACAAGGCCCACTTGATCAGTTTTTAAACAATAATAGAATGGATTTAGGATCTGGAGGTAATGGTATGGCAGAAGGAGACACTCTCGGTGAAGGACCCTTTACTCGTTATTTACGCCGCCGTGGTGTTGGCGACGATGGGATTGGACTAGGCTCCCGTGCTGGTCGCCATATTAGTGGTCAATGGGAATCTATTGAAGATCTTATGCAAATAATGGAAGTGATGCGGAAGGCAACAGGTCGAGGATTCGATGAGGAAGGTATCTATCAACAAGGTTTTGGTCTAGATGAATTTGCTCCAATGGCAGGCACAGTAAGAGAGCGTGCCAATTTAGGAGGAAGTGCCCTTCAAGACTTATTTGGAATGACAAATGAAGAAAGAAAAGATGCTGGCCTAACTTTTGAAAATACCTTTATAAACGATGAAAGACAAACACCCACTTTTGAACTTAAGTGGTTACAAGATCTAATTAAGGCAGGTACTCGTGGATCTGCTGGACGATATGGATCTAGATTCCTAGCTAGTCGTTTACCGTATATGCAAACTAAATTCGATCTACAGCGTGGCACTCCTGGTATGGCGACTAATTTTGTAGACTTTTTCAAGAATAGGTTTGGTATCTAATGGTTACACAGGGTTTTCCTGGTGATGACTTTCTTGAAGAAAATCCGGCATTTGCCTTTCAAGCCTTCAGACCAACACGTGGAGTGAACTTTCAAAACACTCCTGGTACTAGCC